GGAGTAGATTATTATGTCATCAATGGATCCGACGAAGGTAGATTCCTCGATACTGTCCGAAACAATGCGAAAAACTTCGCTTCCACCGTATCGCTTTCGTCAGATGCTAAACACAAAGTCATCATCATTGACGAAGCAGATAATACAACCCCAGATGTTCAACTCTGCTTACGGGCGTTTACTGAGGAATTTATTGGTAACTGTAGATTCATCTTCACATGTAACTACAAAAACAAAATCATTGAACCCCTTCATTCAAGATGTGCAGTTGTTGACTTCACAATCAGAGGAAAAGACAAACAACAACTTGCGGCAAAATTCTTCCAGCGTCTCAGGACTATTCTTGAGAAAGAAAGTATCGAATATGATCAAAAAGTTCTTGCCGAACTGATCAACAAACACTTTCCTGATTGGAGGAGAGTTTTGAATGAACTTCAACGATATTCTGTCAGTGGAAAAATTGACACTGGTATTCTCGCAGCATTTAGTAACGTAAAAACAGATGATCTCTTTAAAAGTCTCAAGGAAAAGGAATTTGCGAAGGTTCGTAAATGGGTGGTCGATAACCTTGACAATGATCCTAGTGTCCTTCTTCGTAGTGTTTATGACTCGATATATACACACCTAGAGGGTTCTGGTATTGCTGCTGCAGTTCTTATTATTGCGAAGTATCAGTATCAAAGTTCTTTTGTCGCAGACCAAGAAATAAATATGTTGGCATGTCTCACTGAGATCATGGTTGAATGCACTTTTAAATGATTATGGAACTCAAGGACTGGCTGAATTCAATTAACTTTACGAAAGAAAATCTACTCATAGATGATCCGACTTTATCAAAGGAATATCCTCCTTTTATTATAAATCGATGTCTCTCGGGTCATCTTGACTGTATCTTATTTGCTAATGAAATGAATAAGTATCATTTCTTAGATAAAGATATGCAGTATAACTTTTATATAAATATTGTGAGAAAGAGAAAAAGATTTTCTCCTTGGCTTAAAAAAGAGAAAGTATCAGATTTAGAGTATGTAAAACGTTATTATCAATATAATAATGAAAAGGCATCTCAAGCTCTGAAAATTCTATCCAATGAGCAAATTGAATTTATCAAACAACGACTTGAAACTGGTGGAACAAAATGACTCAAACAACTGAACCTCAGGTTAATTGGTCTCAAGATAAAATGATTGAGATTCGATTAAATGAACCTGATGATTTTCTTAAAGTACGTGAGACTCTGACTCGTATCGGTGTAGCTTCTAGAAAGGAAAAAAAGTTATATCAATCTTGTCATATTCTACATAAACAAGGTAAGTATTATATTGTTCATTTCAAAGAGTTGTTTGCTCTTGATGGTAAGTATGCAAATCTTACTATCAATGATGTTCAACGTCGTAATCGTATTACCAAACTTCTTGCTGATTGGGGACTGATTACAATCACTAATGAAGATTCGATTCTTGATATTGCACCATTGAATCAAATTAAGGTCCTATCTTACAAAGATAAGAATGATTGGACATTGGAACAGAAATACAATATTGGTAAAAGAGGAAAGACCGAAGAAACCGAATAAAAATGGGGGGACTTCAACACCTCCCTTTTTTATATTTTTGATATAATTAGTATTGGACGCCGAAAGGGTCTACACAATCAAATCTCGCTTTCAAAGGAGAAGTACAAATGACACTTACAAAGTACAATGCTGCCAATTTGGATCAATTGATGGATAGAATTACTAAAAATTCTATTGGAATGGATGAATACTTTGATCGAATTTTCAGTGTATCAAATCACAATTATCCACCATATAATGTAATTCAAGTAAATAATAGTGAAACACGTCTAGAAATTGCATTAGCTGGATTTAAAAAGGAGCAAGTTCATGCTTACACCGAGTATGGAAAACTTTTTGTCAGGGGGGAAAAGGAAGTATCTGATGAAGAGGGAACATTTATCCACAAGGGATTGGCTCAGAGAAACTTTGAGAGATCCTGGACCCTCGCTGATGACACAGAGGTCTCCAACGTCGTATTTGAAGACGGACTTCTGTCAATTACCCTGACGAAGATTGTTCCTGAGCATCATCAACGTAAAGATTATCTCTAAATAGCAATGCTTATGTTTGGCGACTAAGCAGAAAGGGGGGCTTAGGGCCCCCCTTTGTTACACGTATAAATAGGTATAGCCAAACATAAAGCGTATAACAATGAACTATACAAGGGCGTATTGTAATCTTGTAAGAAGGGCGGAGGACAGACCTATCCCTCCTGGTTACACAGAGAGACATCACGTATTCCCGAAAAGTATATTCGGCAATAATGATAGAATAGTAGTGGTCACAGGGAGAGAACACTATATAGCCCACTTACTTCTACAAAAGATTTGTGAAAAACGATATGGTATAAAAAGTAAAAGAACACAGAAAATGTTATGTGCCCATATCAATATGAAGAGTAAAGGTAGATATTTTAATTCTTACTTATACGAAATTGCAAAAGAAAAAAGAAGTATAAGTATGAGGGGTCCATTACACTGGAACTGGAAAGGTGGTTGTGATAGAAAATCAGGAACACCAAGAACTTATCTTACAAATGATAATTATGTAAGACATAATTATCTAATTATTTCTCCAGAAGGTAAAGAATACTATGTTAATAAAATGGGTAGTTTTTGTAAAGAACATGGTTTATTAAAGGCAAATATGTGTAAAGTTGCAAAGGGTATAAGGGCACAACATAAAAAATGGACTGCAAAAATACTCCATACATACTAATGTCGTCGCCGCAAGGAGGCACCTGGCAAAATCCAGGTTGACCTCCTCTTTTTTTGTAGTATAATTAAATTAGAAAACTTGTAAGAAAAATGAGTGTAAAACTTTTACTTTTGAAATCTGGAGAGGATATCGTTGCAGATGTCCAAGAAATGCTTGTAGATGAAAAGGTAGTTGGTTACTATCTTAAATATCCTTGTCGAGTAAAACTTGTAAGTGATTTTGTGAAGACTGAGGAAGGACCCGTTCCTACTCGTATTCAAATTACTCCATGGATGCCCCTTAGTAAGGATATGGTGATTTCAGTTCCTTGTGATTGGGTAGTTACTATCACAGAACCTGTGACTCAAGTTAAAGACATGTACAAAAATAGTGTTGAACAATATGAAACAAGAAAATCTGAAGTTGGTAGTACTGACGAACAATCAAATTCTCATAACCCAGATTGAAGAAGTCAGTACAGATCTTGGAGAACCTGATTGTAAATTAATTGAACCATATATTTTGAATGAATCTAATATTACATTATCTCCGTATCTTGTAGATTTTACCAATCAAAATAATTTTATGATTCATTCTGATAAAATCTTGACTATTGCTGATCCTAATAGTAAACTAAAAGATAAGTATCTGAGTTTGGTGAAGGAATGAGTTTGAGGTTCTATACAAATGTTCAGATGGTTGGAAACAACTTTCTGGTTCGTGGTTATGAAAATGGAAAGAGTGTTATCTTTAAGGAAGAATTTTCTCCCACTCTTTTTGTAAAATCAAATAAAGAAACACAGTACAAAACTCTTGAAGGTGAAAATGTAGAACCTATTCAACCAGGAACAGTAAAAGACTGTAGAGAATTTTATAAAAAATATGAAGATGTAGAAGGATTTAAGATATATGGAAATGATCGATATGTTTTCCAGTATATCTCAGAAAAGTATCCTGAAGATGAAGTAAAGTTTGATATTAAAAAAATCAATCTTGTAACAATTGATATTGAAGTTAAATCGGAGGAAGGATTCCCTGATCCTGATTCATGTTCTGAAGAGATGTTGACCATCTCCATGCAGGATTATGCTACAAAGAAAATTACAACTTGGGGAAGAAAACCATATACACCATCTCAAGATAATGTAACCTATCATTATTTTGAAGATGAAATTGATATGCTTAATAATTTCATCTATCATTGGAATAAGAATCCTCCAGAAGTTGTAACTGGTTGGAATTGTCGTCTATATGATATTCCATATCTTTGCGGAAGAATTGATAGAATCATGGGTCTTAAAAAACTCAAGTTACTTTCTCCATGGGGACTTGTGACTAATGAAGAGATTTTTATTAATGGAAGAAAGTTCAAT